AACGGCATGCCTGATTCGGTTGCCAAATCTTTTACCCTGTAGGTAACGCCCGGCTTGATAATCTCGAAAAGCTTTGCAGCCTCGTCGTGATACTTTCTTAGTTTTGTCATATTTCCCATAATTAAGTTTTCCCTTTCTTTCTACTACTATTATACCATATTTGGCACATTTTGTACAGAAGTATTTTCGTTATTAAGTCCTTTGCTGTCAACGGCTTGTGTAGTATTGGCCAAAGTTGTAGCTGTCTTCTGTAAGTGGTACGGCTTCAAAGACTTGTGACACATGTCTTCGAATGAACTGCATCGATATTGGTCAATTATACCATAGGTGCCCTTATTTTTGCTCCAGTAGAAGCGTATGCAGCGTTTCATAGCCATTTTTTTACCGCCGGGTGGTTTTTCCAATTCACGTATAGCACTTGGTGGAATAAAGAAATAGTCCACTCTTTCTAATATAGTATTCGCGACCACCACTCTCAGTGCACCTGGCTTAGTTTCAGTGCTGGTTATAACACCATTGTATTGATTTCTGTTTTTTGAAATTGTGCATGTCTTAGCATCTGATAAGTCGCATGAGTAATCATAGGGTAAGTTTTCATCGCCTACCCAAGTAAGATTACCTTCTTGCGCGATTAGCTTTTCTATAATGCGTTCTACATTTAAGTCTAGCGGATCTGCTTTCTCGTAACCTGGGTATCTGCCCTTTATCACTTCGTTGTATAGTAATGTATTTTTAGAAACCATTAAGCAACCATTCCAATAAATTTGTTAACGAATACTCGGTCTGTCTTTCGGCCGACTTGATTCTTTGTGAAAGCTTTGGCCAACTGATTGTCGGTCATGCCGCCAGTCTCAATATCTCCGAAGTCATTTGCATCAGTCAAGTTTTGGCTTCTGTCATTCTTGACAATAAAGACTCGGTCAAATCCGCCTGCCGCATCTCGAGTAACAATCTTGTCTTTCTTCATAACTTTCCATTCGTCATTAGAAAGAGCATGGTACCCGGCTTGTCTTGTGCCAGCCTTGGAGTCAACCAAGAAGAAGTGAGTCATTGTCGCACCAGTCGTTTTCTTGAGGTGCTCATTCAAATCTTTTTCAATTGTATTTCTACTGGAGAGAACACATTGTTTGCCATTCAGTTTACCAATACCGGTTCCGCCATATCCAAATGATCTGCCATACACTCTAGGGTTGTGACCAGAGCCATCGGTCAAGTACATAATTGATGTTTTCTCAATCTTGTGCTTGGCAATAAATTCTTTTGTCTTTTTCATTATAGCAATAGTAGCCAATCCTAGAGGAGTACCTCCCATGCTTTCGGCTCTACTTGGTTCTGATCTTGACTCAAACATTTCTGAGGCAACAAACATGTGGTAAAGAGCTTCTTTCCACTTTGACTTCTTCAAGTCGGATGTAAGTAACTCAGTCATGTGAAGGTCACTCATATCGAACTGGCCTTCTTGGTGATCAAATTCTGTATCTCGTGTATTAGCATAAGTGGAAGTAAATCCGTAGACCTTGAAAGGAATACCAACTGCTTTGCAGAACATTGAAAGATTGATCGTTTGCTTGTAAATTGTTCCAATCACATTAGACATTGAACCAGACATATCGATTAGGAAAATCATTCCGTGAGACTTGGCGTCGGCCAATGTAGTAATTGAGTTGAAAATATCTTCACTGTACTTGTAAGCGTGGAGAGCATTAACATCGATTTTGCCAGTCTTAGCAACTGTAGCTCGCGTATATTGATAAGCCGACTTTTTCATCTCGAACTCCATCTTGAGACTGTTTACAAACCGCTTGGATGTTGAGTTGAACTTTTTGTATAACTCAATAGCAGAAGTATTATTGTCTCGGTAATAACTGTAAAAGCCATTAACAAGAGCGTCTTGAAACTCGTTGCTTGCCAATCGTGATTTGCGAACATCTTCATAACTCACGATGGCGTCTTCAATCATTTCATTAGTGGGAGCAATGAAGTTGAAGTGTCTGACGTCATAGTTGTCTAAATCTTTGTCAAGTCTGTCATTTGAAAGATTGTCGTTTAAAGCATCTTGTGACTGAGAACCATATTGGCCAGCTCCTTTGATTGGTGTTTTGGTCTCTTCGGCCTCAGCTTCAGTACCATCGTCTTTCCAACCGTCATCTTGTCCACCGCCAGAAGAAGCTTCGTCAGATTCGTCATCTGAGTCGTTGTCGGAATTGCTGTCACCAGATGAATCACTGTCGGAATCGTCGGTGTCGTCATCTTCAGGCGATACCCAATCTCCGCCAGAACCAGAACCAGACTCTTCAGTTTCTGAATCGTCGGAGTAGTCATCGGCTTCACTTGGAACCCCCTCGCCATCGCCATCTGCATCAGGCTCGTCATCACTTTCGCCTGGCTCGTTATTGTCGAGATCGCCAAGTTTTTCTTTGAATAAATTAACTGCCTCAAGAACGTCGTCGTATGATTTGCAATTGAAAGCTGCATTGACCAATTCCATTTCGTCATCTGCAAAAGGAACTTCGACCAAATCGCGAAGCTTTGCTTTGATGTTGATTCTGTCGACAAGAGTCCTTTCTGCCATTGGAATCGAGTCCAATTTGAAAAAGTCATTCTCGTGTAAAAATGTGTAACCTGCTTTGAAAGATGAAATCAGGCCAGGATATTCTTTCTGAACCATTTTCTCAATTCTGATGTCTTCAATAATATTGCAGACTGAAAAAGGAATGCCCTTACATCTTGAAGCGAATAGCTCGGCTCCGTCAGAAGGAGTATTTAAAGCGTGGGAAATCTCGTGGCCGATAAACAAATCAAGTACGTCGTTGTTGATCGTCTCCCAAAGTGGTAATTCAAGAACTCGTGTCTTGAGATTAAATGAAGCGGTATCAAAGTTACCCCGCTGAATAGTAATGTTTTCTCGAGCCAATAATTTAGCCACCATAGATTTGACCTCGGTGCTCATCAATTTCTCGATTTTCTTGTTTTGAATGTTTTTAGTATCGTAATCCATATTCCCTTTCTTTCTACTACTATTATACCATATTTAAGGCGCTGTGTAAATAATTATCTTCATCGTTAAGGCCTTTGCTGTCAACGACTTAGGGGTAGGCACACAAAAAGATAGTATGTTTTTGTAAGTGATACAGCCGCAAGGACTTATGACTTTTAGTGATTTTACCCCTGTTTATAGGGGTCGTTTTTGAATACTGTGGACGTTGGACCGGCGTCTTTATCAATCTTTTTGAGTACCGAGCCCCATTCTCCACCAGCTTTTCTAGCTCTTGAGCCTTCTAGTTCAGATACAAATCCCGGTGCACCTATAAGGTATTTCCAATCATTACCTTCTTGTTTAAGAACTTTCTCTTTATCAGTATATGAGCAAAAGACTTCTTTTACTTCACCAGTTTTTTGATTTTCTATTTCGTATGTTGGCATATTTTCACTTTATCATTATTAAGTATATATATTTATAACGAAAAGGCAGCCGAAGCTGCCCCTTTTTTTAGTCTACTTTTACGTATTTAACGTATGTAGCACCTCTGTAATTTAGAGTCACTTCCATTGTATACCTCCCAATGTTAGTGCGTTGCTTCCCACTCTATGTGGTACTTCCGAGCCGAAGCTTCAACGTGTTACAAATCTATTTATTTAAAATACCCAGCGATATCCGAAGAATACTTTATTTTTATATACGTCAGCATCTTTATTAAATAGATGCAACCCTTGGTAACCAACTTCTGCATAATGAAATTGATTGTATTTCCAAGCAAGAGTTACACTTGAAACAAATACTTCTTCTTCACGTTCTAATCCTAAACCCTGATAACGATTACCAATATCTTTATAGTTGGTAATAAGGTGAGCACCCATTGCGCTTACTTCAAGTTTTGGTGTAATTGGATATTTAACGATAAGAGCAGTTTTAAGATTCTCTTTCATATTCCAATATGCTACAGATGAATCCATTACTTCGTACACAGTGTTTAACCCAATCACTGTACCTCTTTCGGTAAAATATGTTATGTTGGCGCCATACGTTGGTGTTGAATATTCAGTTAGGTTTCCTGCTTGGTCTTTTACTAATGCATCAATACCACCATAATTTATTTTAATGATAGTCGACGGATTCATTACATAAGAGAACTGTGCATAATACATATCAGTATCAATTGCACCACGGACTCCATTGTATTCTAAAAATGATTTCTTACCTACTAACTCTAATATGAAACGCTTACCAAGGATTTGTTCTGCTGTGAACGAATATGTATTTTTAGTAAAGTCACCATTAGTCAATTCCGTGCCACTTCCAACAGGCAAGTTGTCGGACCATCTTTTAACATAGTTTTCATACCCACCTTTAAGCTTTAAAAGATAACGAGGTTGCCATGCTAGCTCGTACGAACTCTTATTCATAAAGTACGTTACATCGATATCGTCATCAATATCACTTGGCTCTCTTTCTGAATGAGAGAATGTGTTTGCAGAATCGAGTATGAGTTTTGGGGTTATCTCGTATTTGCTTTTGATGCCAATGTTACCAAACACCAACGTTTTACTATCAACAGTCCTGTGTCTTATTTCTGGCTGCGCTTTTAGAGTTATTAAATCTCTAAAGAACTTGCCATCTATTCCTAGTGATTGACTGAAGTAAAAGGTTGATGTTTGGTCGGGCGTACCTGCTGCCCGCATGAAAACATTGTCATCAAAAAAGATTCGACTAAATGAAGTTAACTTAAACTTTTTCTCTGCATAGCCAGATAACACCAGCGAGAGGCAGAATAATATAGATAATAATATAAATCTCATGCATTTATTTCCGTTTTCTTAATAGTAATATTAGCGCTGCTCCGCCCATAAGTAATCCTACTGCAGCGGGTTCTGGTATTATAACCATATTTATACTTGCTCCTGTAGGACCAGATATATCAACTGTACCCGATATAGATTCTTCCAACTCATAAGAAGTAATAGCAGCCCAATACGTTGTTCCTGCTATTAGGTCTTGAGTTAATTCAAATTGATATGTGTTACCCCCATCGTAACCATCATCGTCTTCTGCTATTAGATTTTTCTTTACATCAGTTAAATCAAATGCATTTTCATAAAGATAGATAAACGTATCAGCTTCAGAAAAAAGTGTTTCGCCGGTATAGTCAAATGAATCATGTGATAAGATAGATGTATTAGTTGCAGTCCAACTACCTGATGTATCTACTGTAAAATACGCAAGGTTATAATAGAATATACCACTATCTTCACCAGGTGGAGTCCAAGACAAAGAGGTTTCATCAAAATCAAATTCAAAAGTAGTAATTAAATCTGCATAAAGAGTTGATGCAACTAATAATAAACCTATAAGTAATTTACGCATGCCTTCTCCGAATTGCTACATATAAGAATGAACCAAACGCTAGCATTAACGTATAAGTTGATGGTTCAGGTACTGTAGTAAAATATAGTTCACTGGGTCCATTTATTTCAATGTCCATTGAACCAAGAGCATCAGCAGCAAAAGAAGTAAATACTACTAAATATTGTTTTTCTTCTAAATCAAATATACCATTAAATGCGCCTGCACCTATGCCGGTTCCTTGACCTTCTCCGCTACTTTGGCCTCCGCCCCAACCATAACCTATACCAGAGTTAAAAATCTCTGGTGCAGTAGTTATGACATTAGTTAAATCAAAATCGTCAGTATCATATAACAATACTTGTGTATCGGTCGTTGAACCATCTGATCCTTGTAATGAACTTGAGTAATTAGAAAAAGTAAAATTACTACCTGCGCTATCGGGTGTCATATATATCCACTCGTAATATGTGCGTTGAGTAGCTGGGCCACCAAAACCTTCAACATATTGGTCATCTTCTAAGACGACGTCTATGTCATAGTAAGAATAATTTTCGGTTTGACCAGTAAGTGGTCCTAGTATGCTTATTGATGCATACGTTGATAATGTTGATAATAAAAAGACTATTCCCAGTAACCCCTTTTTCATTTTATTTTTTTCCGATTAGTTTACCCATGAGTCCAAAGATTTGGCCAAAGATTCCTAATCCTTTACCGAGCCAAGAGTCTTTAGGTATGAGTAATGTTAACATTGATAAGATACCAATCGTTGCGATTGCTATCTCAATTAAATTTCCTTTGCATTGTTGAATTATATATTGTATCATAATTGTTCCTTAAATTGGTGTTGCGTCTGTATCTCCCATGTCATAACCTGGTGCGCTTGGGCCAAATATATCAGCAAAGTTTATATCACTTGCAGGGCCAGCGGGTGAAACTATAACTGTGCCGGGTGTACCTTCGATTGGGGTAAGTACCATTTCGATAACTTCTTCTTTAACCGTTTCTTCAATTACATCGTCTATTTGAACTACCTCTTCTACATTTACGGCTACTTCGATGTCATCGATTACTACATCAGCATTTACTAAAATATCGGCAATATCTATTTCCGCCACTTCTACTTCAACTTCAGGTGTTACTTCTATTTCTGTTTCTGCTACCATTGTATGAGGTTTAATATCGTCTATTTCGTCAATCGATATATCATCTACTTCTATTTCTACTTCATCATCAGTAGAAATGGGTGGGGCCTCCGATTCTGATTCGACTTCTGCAATCTCAATTGCAGGTTCCTCATCAGCAGATATTTCACTTTCTTCAACCACCTCCTCTTCGCTATTGTTAATACCAAATAATGCAAGAAGGCCACCACCACTAGATTTCTTTACGCCGCCATTCGAGTTTTCATTTGAATCGTCCGCTGTCGTTTCAGCCACTTCTTCAGTCTCTGGCTCGTCAACTGCCGTTTCATCTTCTTGCTCTTCTGGTATTTGGTCATCTTGTGCTGGTTCTCCTTGTTCTTCAGAATCAGGTTCTTCATTATCGTCATCTCCGCCTGTGAGAAAACTAAAGAAACCTTTCTTCTTTTTGGGTTGTTCTTCAACCTGCTCCTCGGCTTCTGGCTCAGGTTCGTTAGATTCTTCTTCAGCTTCTGGCTCATCAGCTTCTTCAGCTTCTGGCTCTGATTCTGGCTCGGGCTCTGATTCTTCTTCGGCCTCTTCAGCCTCTTCTTCATCATCGCCTCCTAAAAGTTTTGAGAAGAAACCTTTTTTCTTTTTCTTGGGTTCTTCTTTTTCTTCCTCTACGGTTTCTTCATTCGAATTTTCGTCCTTTGTATCAGACTTATCAGAGGTTTCAGCGGGTTCTTCAGAAACTTCTTCCGTTTGAGTTTCTTCTCCGTTCGATTCTGTTCCCTTAGGTAATGTTGAAGGTTCATTTGGTTCCTTTGGTTCTGATTGAGCGGGAGGAGTAGGTGGGTCTAAATCAATCTCAATATCACCCATACCAATAATTGTGGTGAACCCCGCGAGAGGATCGTCCCAATTAATGTTTGGATGTTCGAATTTAACTTCTTCCCATTTTTCTTCAGCAACTTGCTGAACTACTCGAGTTTCTTCAACTACGGTGTCGACTTGGAAATATGCTGCGGAGCCTAGTGCTATTACACCGGCCGGTCCTAATGCTGCAAGTTGTGTACCTATCTGTTCTAGTGTACCGGGCGGTTTTGCTAATTCTTCGGCTATGTTTGAGCCACCACTACCACCATCATCTTCGTCTTCTTCAAATTCAAATCCAGGTTTTACCTCTCCGAGCAAGGTCGCGGACGCTTTCTTCAGTAATTCAAACTCTTCATTCTGCTTATCAGGCTTTGAGAGTTTCTGAACGATATTTGCTGCGTCTTCTACGGATAGTTCTTCCGCATCAGCCTTTGACTTTCCCTTATCTTTGGCCATAGTTTCCCTTTAATTCTATTTAGGAAAACGGAGGCCTTGAAAGCCCGACTTTATGCTGCTTTAGTCCACCAATTTGGTGTGGGACGTTTTGTCCATACCATCTTAAAATCTTTGGCGTGGTAGTATGTTCGATAAGATTTGACCACATCAGGCCCTTTACAATCTTCGAACATTGCCATTCTAAAAGGAGTTAGACCATCATTTGAAATATTGGCAGGCCCCCAAAAAAGGTCTTTGCGTAAAAGCGAATCTGTTTTATGTATCTTACCATATCGATAAGTATATTCATCACAAAGAGCATTGAATAGTTTCCAATGCCAACGATAGTTCTCTATGCTTTCCATAGTCCATATCGTACAAGGGTGTTTCATGTGAACAGCTTTATAGAAATGCTTTTCTCTTTCATCGGGTAGTTCCCAGTATTGAACCATGCGCTTACCCGACTTAGATGGTCGTCTATCTTCTGTTCCGTCTAGAATGCGATGTGCAGTCGATAGCATTTGAGCTGACTCCACAATCATCTTTACCACATGTTTGTCGCAATGTTCTTTGGCCGCGACTACAGGGTCTTTATCTAATACGAATATATTCATTTATAAATCGTTATCAAAGTCTTTTAGTTGTTTAATTAACGTTTCTTTCTTGAGTCTCTTATCGAGCTCGAGTCCATGTTGACGGCCCAACTCTTCTAGTTCATCTTTTGACATTTCTTCATAGCCGTAATCATACTCTTTTGCGAAGAGCTTGTCAATATTATTAAATAGTTCTGCGGTCTTTAATTCAAACCAATCAAATATATTATTTAACATTAGCTATCACCACCTTTCACGAATTTTGGATATGCCTCTGCCATCAAGTCACGAGTGAATGATGGAAATACCTCAGTAATGTTTTTGTCTTTCATAGCAATAAAGATTGGTGCATCGTCTTCATGTACTTTATTTAGTAAATCAATGAAATACTTTTCTCTCATATATTGCTTATCGTTAAAGTTCATCATTTTTTTAATAATGTCATTGAACTCTTGGTGTGATGGCAATGAACCCTCTTCGTTTTTAGTATATGGTGGTGCACCCTTTGGCATTTTTAAATCAATATGTTTTCCATAAGCTGCCATAAAGATACTCCTAATAGTAAAATCTTCAACCTGTCTTAGTTGGTCAATCTTACGCTTGTGCTGTTTTAAGTCGTCTATCTTTTTTAGTTTTTCGTATAATGTTTCCATAATTATTTCCTGTGAAAGTCACCCACTGATTCGACTAGATTATTCAATCGATTGACGATTAGATAGTTTAGTACCTTCATGTTTGGTGTTGATTTGATTGCGCTGTACTTATCTAAAATCTTAGTGGTTACCTCTTCTGGTATTTCTTCTAAGTCAATTACCTTTTTGTTTCTTTGGTAATTGCGATAAGCTTGTGTAGGCATAACATCTTGTAAATTAGAATAGCCTTCTATCCATGCTGCGATCTTCTTTTTAGATAAAGGAGTCTGTTTCTTATCGTCATCAACGAATGTGTCGTCGTCTGATAGAACATTTGGTACACCATCGCCAGAGTCTCCTCTGAAGATATGCTCTTGTAAATATGCAATAGGGTCTTCGTGAACAATCATCTTACGAGTAAGTGGACTGTATTGCTTTACATTTGAATGCTTGTGTAACTGAATAAAATCTTTGTCAGCAGAGATAATCATAACTGGTTCATGCTTACCAAACTCTTGTGTCTGTTGAACTAGAGTAGCAATAATATCATCTGCTTCTACTCCATACTCATGTACTACATCAAACGGAAGATTCTCTGAAATCTCATTGCGAACTTTAGTAAAGGTATTGAAAATAGATTCCCAGTCTTTACCATCAGAGTCTCTGCTCTTCTTTCGAGATGCCTTGTACTCTGGGTAATAGTCTTTTCGCCATGAGCCACCATCTCCACATACAATCATTCGGCCATATTCGTCTCGGTGTTTCACATTGTACATTCGTAATGAATTTAGAATGAAGTGACGAATTAAGCCTTCATCTTCGCCACCACCTCGTGCAAATAATGCACCCATTGCTATACCTGAATAATCTACTAATATCATTATGTTTACTATATTACCCTATCTTGAGGCAAATGTCAATCACTTTTTTTAATCAAATGTCCTAGATGTCTGCGGTGGATTTTTCCGCCGACAAAAGCATTAAAATATTCTTTTGGTTTTAATAGAACATCTCGGTCTATTTGTTCTTTCATTTCATAATACGTCATCTCGCCAAGAGAACTACAAAGGCGTAGTATATTTCGTTCAAATCTCCATTCACCTGTATTCTCTACAAGTTCCTTAACTGCTTCGCTCGAACCGTGATATGTTTTCCAGTCTGATTCTTTGACTGACCTTCTTTTGTTTTTCTTACCTTTTAGTGGTGGACGAGTAACTTTAGACCAGAACTTTTTCTTGCCTATATACTTCATATCAGTTTGTGTATCTGTAATTTCATACACAAAACCAATATGCTTTTCTATCATTTCACTAGTAAATTTTTTACCATTATATTTCCACTCACTCATATAGTTATTTATCAAAGAAAACTTTGAAGTGATTATTGAAATCGTTTAGTATTCCATCGTATGGTTTATCCTGCAGAAAAATTCTTTCTATCTCTGCGTGCTCATAATCATCAGTTGGCCACTCATAGTACAAATCTTTAGAAAAGAAGATTAATGTTTTAGCCTTCTGCCCTGGGCCAGCACACATTCTTCTAACACTTACCACTAGTCACCTTGAAATCCAACATCTTCGTGGTCAGAACCATAAGTCCAAGAACCATCAGCAATTCTTTTTTGTTTTAATTCTTCAAAAGATTTTTCTTTAGTTCCACCATCATAGGCCCAACCATATCCTTTGTTAATCATTCTTTCTTGGATAGATATGTCTTCACCTTCTTTATATAGCCAACCTAGCATTCTTCCATACTTACCATCTTTTTCGGTTTTGATAATTATGTTTTCAAACATTAGTGCTTCTTCAAGATATGCTGCAGCTTCTTTGCCAAGATACTTTTCATATAAGTTTCTTGTTCTTGATTCTGGTGTGTCGATTCCTGCTACTCGAACTCGCTCTTTTTTTGTAAGTCCAAATCCCAAATCGACTAATATGTCAACGGTATCACCATCAACAACTCTTACTATTTCTTTTACTTTGTATGTGTACATTATAGTGTTACCTCGTTTCCGCAGAAAGGACAATATTGTGGCCAAATATCTTGGCTATCGTCTTCTCCTACTTCCGACATTTTCATTTCGTGACACACAATAGTATATCTCATACCACAATGTTCACACTCTATATAAATTTCTTCTTCTTCCATTATCCCTCGCAACTAGAACAGGTTAATAAGCTTCTACTCAGCTCTTGAGCAGGATTGGTTCCTCTATGATAATATAAAGTTTTGACTCCTAACTCCCAAGCTTCTATTAATAGCTTATTTATATCGCGGGGCGCAGTCGACGGGTGAATCATTAAGTTCAATGATTGAGCCTGATCGATATACTTCTGTCTAGATGAAGCTTGAATAATAACATCTTTCTGAGATATCTCTCCGAACGTTTTGAATACTGCTCTTTCTTCGTCAGTTAAGAACATGAGGTGTTGTACTGAACCGCCAGTAACTAAAATAGATTTCCATATATCTTTGTTGTTCTGTCCGTGTTCCTCTAGAACTTTTATTAGCTCTGGGTTCTTATACGTGAACTTACCCTTTGCTAAGTCTTTTACAAAGTAATTACTATTCAATGGTTCGATACTTGGTGATACTTGACCTAGAATAAATGAACTCGATGTAGTAGGAGCAATTGCCATGGTAGTAGTATTTCTCATACCATACCCCTTAAGCAATTCTGGTTCGCCATACACTTCTGCCATTTCTCTAGAAGCCGCATGAGACTTTTCTTGAATCAATTTATGAATCTGAATATTAGTCATGTTAGCTTCTAATGATTCAAATGGGATTCTCTTACTCTGTAGATAAGAATGCCAACCTAGTACTCCGATACCCAATGCTCGTTGAGTAGTTGCAAACTCTACGGTTCTTTTCATAAATGGAATTTCAGAAGCCTTAGTTATAAACTCTGACATTACTGAGTCTAAGAAGTACGTTAATACTTCTACTGCATCAGTGTCTTTCCATTCTTCATAGTGAAGCAAATTCATAGAAGATAAACAACAAACAAATGATTGCCCCACCTCAGTAGATAAAGCAATCTCTGAGCAAAGGTTCGAGCCCCATACTGTTTTCTTCTTATCTTTATATACTTTTGGTTTGTTCTTATTTACATTATCACTAAACATGATGTATGGATAACCAGACTCAAATCGTTTCTTGATTATTTTACCCCATACCTTACGCTTATCTTTATCACCTTCAACCATTGATTGCATCCACTTATCAGATACAGTTACACCAAACGACATATTCTGAATTGGGTGACCTTCATTTCTAATTGATAGAAATTCATCTACGTCGGGGTGATCTACATTCAGATAACCTGCGAATGATCCTCTACGAACATTGCTCTGTGATACTACATTAGTAACAGTTTCGAATAATTCCATAAAGTGTACTGGGCCCGATGAGTGACCACCCGACTTAATCTCACGACCTCTTTCACGTAAGTGACCAAAGTATGCCGAGGTTCCTCCGCCTAGTTTAGACATCATACCAACTTCGGCGACAGTGTATAGAATTTCTTCCATCGTGTCGTCAATATAAGAACCAAAGCAAGAGATAGGTAAACCTCTTTTCTTACCATAGTTTGCCCATACCGGTGAGGCAAGAGAGTACCAACCATTGGCCATGTACTCTTCGAACTTCTTGGCGAAGCCTTCTTTCTTTAGAATCTCTTCGGCAGTTTTAGCGATGTTACGGATTCTACTCTCTGGTGTTTCTCTACCTTCTAAGTAGCCACGCTCTAAAAATAGACGACTATCCTCGTTTAACCAATAGTATTTGTCTCCCATATTAGCTATTTCCTGCTGTACGTGGGGTTTCGTAATACTTTTTAATTGTATCTATCTTTGAGTCCAATGAATCAATCTGCCCGATGAGTATTTCTATTTCGTGGCCGATGCCTGGATGCTCTCCAATTCCTGCGGGAGCTGTTAGATAGACTTCTAAGTCTGCTTTAGCGAGGTCTCTTTCGCCCTCTAGTTTTTTCAATATTGCTTTTATATGTGCGTTCATAATATAGATTTATACTAAAACAAGTCGTCTTCGTCATAAGATTTATCGTTTTTTGAATATTCTGTTGGTCGTTTAAAGAAGAAGTCTGTGGCAGTATTACCAAGTACATCTTCATCAAACCATGTTGTTTTTTCAAGTAATTCACTGTCGACGTCAGTGAACACGGGCTCTATTCCAATTTCTGTTAAGCTATCGTTTAATCGATTCTTAATAAAGTTTTTCATAATCGGAGAGCTTAGATTCTCCGATTGATATCCATTCACTGACCATTCAATGATAGCGGATTCCGCCTCGTATGCCTTAACGCATTGAGTTCTAATTAATTCGCAAAACTCTTCGTCAAATAGCTCAGGCATTTCTTGACGAATAGTATTAATCAATTTGATTCCTACCATTGAGTGAATCAGCTCTTCTTTAGATGTATATGCTACTTGTTGAGCAGTATCTTTCAATACATTTTTGAATCTGTTAAAATAATTGATGGTGTAGAACTGCGAAAACAGCGAAACATTCTCTACGTATAAAGTAAACAATATGAGTGAATATACATATTGCTTTTTTGAATCCTTATAGTACTTATGATTGTACTTACGCAAATACTTAACACGATTACGAATAATGTCAAGCTCAAGATTCTTTTGAAAGACGTCTTCCATTTCCAATAACTTAATCAATCTTTCATACGCATTGTTATGAATCACCTCTACGTTTGCCATTACATAACCGAGGTCAGTAAGACTAGGGTGTGGAAGATTCTGACCAAGCTTAGCCCAAAATGTTTTGACTGCTACTTCGATCTGGCCAATAGCAGACAGACAACGAACGACCATTTCTTTTTCTCGTTCGTTAAGGTGTACCTTAAAGTCCTGTATATCTGACTGGAAGTTAAATTCCTTATCAGTCCAAAATCCATTGTGCATGGATTCGATAAATTGATTAGCCCACGGATAGTGGTCTGGTTTACGTGATATTTGTTCTTCGAAGATTGTTGACATATTTGTTCCTAATTTAATACTATTATACACTATTAATTGAGAAAGTAAAGAACTATTTCTTTATTTCTAAGGGCTCCCGCTTTATTACTTTTTTCTTTTTCAGTAGGGGCTTATCAACAATTTGAACATCACCGGCTACAGTGTCATTCTCCTCGATGTCTTTTTTAATTGTCTTAATATCTTTATTAAGAATTTCTTGAATTGCTGTGTTAATACTATTGTACATGATTTATATCTCCTGGTGTTATGTATACTCTATTTTTAGTTTTAGGGTGATACACTTCGAACACCGGAGTACCTAGTATTGAACCGCATGGTTTGCAAGACTCATTGACAATTACTTCTGTTCCCTCTTTGACAAGCTCTTCGCCTGAAATCGGAAGCAGAAGATTTTTGTTTAAAACGTACGTCCCCTTTTCTAACTGATTGTTTTTATTTATAAAAAGGGTTGTCTCAACCAATGGAATATCTTTAATATTTGTTCCAGTTACTTCAGTTAATACGTTTGAAATTTCTTCGTCGGATAGCTCGGTGTGGTCTTTGATTAACCATAGAGCTGCTAAATAAGATGAAAGAGAAAGCTTACCAATCAATGGGACCTTACGAATCAACTTTCTTAAGTTAAAGGCCAACTTATGAAACATAGTATATACCTTCTTGTCACTAAGACTAAATTCTTTCTTATCTTTAACAAGCTTGTATTCTTTATCGATAATACCAGCCTTATATGCACCAGTCTTTTCTACGGGCATTGTCATTAAACGAAGAAGCCTAAGCGCAAAGGCTGTATCGGCTATCTTAATAAATTCGTTTAATTGTTTCATTATAGTTCTCTTAAAATCTTAATTATTTTTTCATCTAGTGGTATGTCCGTATGCCAATTGCGTGGAATATAATTTAAATAAACTAAAAATGTTTTCAAGGCCGGTTTGCAGTCTTCAGTGACCTTTAGGAAAAACATCCTATTGGCTGCTGATATTTCAAACACATTATAAAAAGATATTAAATGATTGAGAATAAGTCTTTCTTTTAATTCCCCGTCCTTTAAGTATCTTCCTAATAACCTTTTGACATATTTAATTTTATTAAAATCTTCCCAAAACTCTTCTTCTTGAAGACAAGCTTTGTTGGTATAGTTCTCTACTGCGTAAATCTTGATGTTTCTTTCAGTTGGTAATAATATAGCCATCAAAGATATTTATAAGACAGTGCCTTACTTAATATCTTTAATCAAAGCATTAATATACTTTTTCATACCTGGAGTATTTGGAAGTTTGTTTGCTTTGATTATGTCGTCTGCAGATTTGCCAGCAGAAATAGCCGTGTGGAGGTCTTTCATAGCACCCTCATCAAGTTCAAAGCGTTTAGCTATCTTATCAGACAACGCTTGAGCCGTTTCTGATATACCAATTAAGCCATCAACTAAAGTATCAATAGATTCAGCCTTAATTTTTTTCTTGCTTCTTCTTTTCTTTGTAGTTGATTCTTTCATCTTCTTTGGTTTAACTTCTTTTGGCTTTTCGGCTTCTTCCTCTTCGCCATCTTTAACTTCAACATCGTCTTGACCTTCAACACCAGTCTTAGTGTCGGGTGCAATTTCGTCATTTGACTTATATACTCCGTCTTTTTGACCTTCTTCGATTTCAGCGGATTCTTCAGCTTCTTCCTCTTCGTCTTCGCTATCAATTGCTTTATCAATTGCATCACGCTTCTTTTGAAGATACTCATCAGAATCGTCTACGTCTCCGTCGTTATCTACGTCGTCGTCTTCTTTTCCAACTGGGTCTAATGCGTCAGTTACTTGCTTTGCTACGTCGTCTCCTACTGTTACCGGATATGATTTTCCGTTAAACATGAAGTGACTCTTACCTTCTTCTTTAGCTGCAGATGCAGCAGTAATGAAATCAGAAGCATCCTCGTCAGTGAGTTCTGCTGCTATTTCATATACATTAATCTTACCTTCTAAAACAGATTTCGCTGCATCGGCAAGACCATCAATATTTCCTAATTTATGTTCTGTGAATGACATTTTTTGTTCTCCTTAATTTACCATTAATATTGCGCCGATGCCGGCAGTGATTATTGCTCCTATGACTATCAAGCCTAGTTGAACAACATTTGAAATTGTTGATTTAGATTTTGCTAATAGTACCTCTGCATCACGAAGGCGCTCTTCCATTTCATCAAATTTAGTGTGCAGATCGTCAATCGACTGCCAGATAGTTACAGTCTTTTCTTCAAGACTATGAATCTTCTCCTCAGCGCGGGCAAGTGATACTACTGCATCACATAGCTTATCAATCTTTTCCTCTATTCTATCTAGACGGGTGCCTTCTATTTTATTCATATTAGTTATCTACCTTTGCAGAGCCTCTCCATTGGTAACAAGACCAGTACCGAGCTTTCCATTTCGGGCCAGGGTTATCACAATTATGCCGTGCTCTAAAATTCTTTCTACGTTTGGGGTCGTCTCTTTTGATTTCCATATTGGGGTCACCAAATCC